TAGACATCTGTGGGACGAGTTAGATAAAGAACCTTGTTGGAGATGTGAAGAATTAAGATATAAAAAACCAAATATTATGGCAACAGAAGCTTGTATTTCGTGTGGATGCGACACTCGTATTAACGTAGACACACACGTAGAATCTAGAATGTATTATGAAGTTGGCGTTGGTCAATTGTGTGCAAAATGTTACAACACATCAAACTCATTAACAGAAGACTACAGCGCACCTAAAAAGTTTGGTGCAAATGAAAATGTAAATAGAGTAGTAATTGATGCTAGACTAATCAATGACACACCTAATGATCAAGAATTAGGTGAAAAGGTCAGAAGACTTTTAGATTAATTTAACACTGTAGTGTGGCGAAATTGGCAGACGCGCACTTCCTGTCTCGAAGGTGAGGATAACGAAATAAAGTAAGGATAATGGATTGACCACAAGCTAGCAATGTCCTTTACCTAATTGCCTCTTGGTGGTTCGAATCCACCCACTACAGCCCAAATTTTCATGATATATAAATCATGAAAAAAATAACTAAAATTGGAAAGAAAGGATTAGAGCTAATCAAATCTTTCGAAGGACTCTCTTTAAAACCATATTTATGCCCAGCTGGAATTCCAACGATAGGCTATGGAAGTACTTTTTATGAAGACGGTACCAAAGTTATTTTAAAAGATAAAGCTATAACTGAAGCTAAAGCAACTAAAATGTTATTACACGAAGTTGCAATCTCTGAAAAGTATGTAGATGTTTTTTGTCAAGATAAAATTAATCAAAATCAGTTTGATGCTTTGGTTAGTTTTGCATATAACACTGGATCAAATGCATTAAAAACAAGTACATTATTAGTTAAATTAAATAAGAACGTAAATGATCCTACTATTAAGGATGAATTTTTAAAATGGTGCAAAGCTGATGGAACACATAATGGTAAAGATGATGATAATGATGGTCTTATTGACGAGGCTGGTGAAAAGCAAAAATTAGAAGGTCTCTTAAAAAGAAGAACAGCCGAAGCCGCTCTTTATTTTTCTAAATAATATCTTTAGACTCTATTAAAGTATAACTAAAATGGTTGCCATGAACTTTGGCAGCCATTTTACATATCTGCATAAATTGATCAAAGTCTTTGACTCTTTTAAAGACTTGACAACCTTCAGACCAATTTTCAACCCAAGTGGAATCTCTACCAGCTTTATGAATATTAATGCCAAACATACCTGTTTCTGTCTTAGTTTCGTCAAAAACTAAATCTTTGTTTGCATCTCTATAAACAGTAACATCTCCTTTTCTTTGGCACAAAGCTTCATATTTACCTTGATGTTTGTCTATTTCCCAAACAGCTCGGTATTGGCCAGGAACTAGTCTTGCTACACCGCCTTTAGCTTTACCTTCTAACATGCCTTTTTTACCAGGCTCAGTGGTTGCATTCCAAATAAAATATTGCCAAACACCATCAATTCTAAATGAAATGGTTAAAAAATCATCAAAGATATTAGTCACTTTTTTACCAGTGTTAGAAGTTCTAATACCTACAATATTCACGTCATAATCTTTGTTAGAATTAAACCAAAGGTATTTTTTTGATTTTACAGCTTTTTCTATTTGTTGCCTTGTATACATGCTTATAATTATTTTTAGAAACTTTTATTATTTATCAGATATAATTCCTAAACGTAATATTATGGAAATAAAATTTGCAGATAGTTTCGGTGATTCAATTAAAAAATTGATCATGCACGAGTCATGGTGGTACAAAATATATGAAACAGTTCGTTATAAAATACCAGTGTTCTTTAAAAACATTTATAGATTTCGTAAAGTCTTATGGAACCACAGATGGTGGGATTACAGATATACATTAGAAGCTTTGCAAACTTCATTAGAAATAATGGAAAACAAAATGCACGATGGCATGGAAGTCTTTGAATCTCGCGGTAAAAAGATTGAAAAGATGCAAAGAGCTATTCAGATTCTTAAAAACATTGGAGAAGATAGTTATATTGAAATGGCTGAAGCTGAATTAGGCGATATTATTCATCACGAATGGGAATTTGAAGAAACTGGCGATACTACAGACAATCCGTTTGGTGAAAGGGGTGAAAAGCTTTATAGATTAGTGGATAATGAAACTGATTCAGAAAAGGAACACAATCGTAAAGTCTACGATCGCACACACGAGCTTGAAGAGCAAGAGTGGAATGAGCTATGGGAAATCTTCAAAGGTAAAAGTTACAAAGAATATCGTAACAGTTTAACTGAAGAAGAGAAAAACGATCCAGATAATTACAACAAATGGTTTGATGGTAGTGGTATGCAGGGTTGGTGGGATTAAAATAATTAAAAATTGTTCGTAACTTTTGAAAAATAATTAAGCCCAAATTTTTTAGTTTGGGCTTTTTTTCGTATATTTACAGAGTAATTAAAAGATAAACAACATGGAAAATTCAATTAAAGTAGGTTACGATTCTCAAACAGGTTTTTACACATTTAAAAATGGTTTTAATGCTTCAATGGAAGTAAATGGTAAATCCACAAGCGATCCATTACGAGGCTTTAGAAGTGGTGAACTTGTAGTAACTTCTGAAAAACCAGAATCAATCACATTAAAAACATCTGGCCGTAAATTAATCGGTTACGATAACACTGAATTTGGAATCACTATTTCGGTTGAAAAATTCAAAGAAGTTCAAGCTGTAATTGATTCAACTAGAGAATACGACGACGATACCGAAGATTATATTTACAATACTTTAGAAGATGAGGTTTTTGCTATAAGATTTGCAAGAACACACAAACCGGTTTATGAAACATCTGAAGAAGTTCATAACTTAGAAATCGAGTTTATTAACTATCCAGTAAGTGCACACAAATGTATCATTCCTTTACATTCAATTAATGCAGAGAATGTGTTTGAAACAAAATGTAAGTATGTACCAAGTAACATTGAATTATTCTTTACTGTTTGTGATGCATTTGGAATCGATAAAAGTAGAATTGACGTACCAACACATTCAGGTTTAAGATTTGTTAAAATCGATAATAAATTTGTAGCAGGCATGGAAGAATTTGAAAAAACTGCTAACTTAATTATTATTGATACTTATGAAGGTTGTATTGCCAGAATGGATGCTAATCGTAAAAAATTAGAAGATGCTGTAAGTTTTCATTTAGCTAAACAATCGCAAAAGATCGTAGACACATCAACTGTTGGGTATCTTTTAACTGAATTAAGATCTTTACAGAACTCAATTTCTAGTTTAGATGTTAAGCAAAAAGAATACAATTCACAAAGAGCAATTTCAAACAGAATTGGAGGCTTGATTAATAATTATAAAGAACAAGCATAATTATGAAAGCTTTATTAATATTATTAGCGGTTATTTCATTCTCATGTAAATCTGCAGAAGAAAGCATCAAGGACTACAGCTATACAAATGAATGGCATTTTGAAAATGGTCAAAGATACCAAGTTTATCAAACCAAAAGCGGATCTCAATACGTATTGGTTTTAAACAAAAGAGAAACTAAATTTATTAGAAAATATTTAAAATAAGAATCATGGACTGGGAAGAAAGAAAAGCAGCTTACAAGGCCAAAGCTAAAACATTGGCTAATGTACCTAAAGATTTAAAGTACTTTTCAAAGTTTAACACTTTGAAAATGGCAGTAATGGAAAAGGTTGAAGCCGATATTAAATCGGGTAAAATCAACGAAGAGGACGCAAGTGAATTACGTACAATTCGAGATGCTAACGATACTTTTGGTTTTACTGAAAGATATGTAAATGTGTTAATGGAATATGCATATCGAGAGGCAGTGATAAACACATCTGAAGGTTTTGCAAGACGAACAAAGGAGATGAATGATGCTTATGAAAAGATAGTTGATATTATGGATGGACTGGATATGATACCTGAAAATTGTAATTGTGATTATTAAAGATATGAAAGTAGGAGATAAAGTTAAATACAAAACGAGTAAAGCTAGTTTGCAAACTTATTATGGAACTATTCTAGGTTTCAAACTTGACAAAATTAGAGTTTCAAAATACAAATTTAGTGATTATTCTGGATTTGCAACAGAAACTTACATAGACAAAGAAGATTTAATTGAAAAATAATTACTAAAATATTTTTTTATATCAAAAGTATTTTGTATATTTACATATCTAATTAAAACAAAGAACTTATGAACACATCAATTAAATTATTTATCGCATTATTTGCAGCTCTTGTTATTGCAGCAATTTATTTTAATGTTAAAGCGTACAATCACATTGAAACACATACTGTAAAAGTGGAAGGTAAAGAAAGAATCACAGAGCAATCTGGAAAAACAATCACATCATTCTATGTTGTCTATACTGACAAAGGTACTTTCAAATTAGAAGACGATATGTTGCGAGGTAACTATTATTCAAGCGATGTTTATGGTAAAATCAAACAAGATTCTACATATACAATCAAGACTTCGGGTTATCGTATCGGTTGGGCGAGTGAATATCCTAACATTATAGAAGTTAAGTAAGATGGATAAAGAATTTATACCTTACGAACAAGCATTAGCCCTAAAAGAATTAGGATTTAATAGAAGAACATTTGCAACGTATAGTACAATACAAAACAATAAATGGATATTAACATTCGATCTCTCAGGAGAAGGTCAATATCCTAAAAGTTCTTCAGCTTGTATAGCACCAACATTCTCACAAGCATTTAGATTTTTTAGAGAGAAATATAATTTAAATGCTGAACCTTATACAACTGATATGGGCTCGATTGAATATTCTTTTCAAATAAGAGATTTATATTCAGAGAAATATGTATATGATAATTTTGATGGTGCAGGTTCAACATATACAGGTACATTCACATCATCTGAAAAAGCAGAACTTGAATGCCTTAAAAAACTAATAGAAATTGTAAAAGAAAAATAAAATGAAAAAACATTATTTTGAATTAGACAAAGTAGAATCAATTACTTTAAATTACGAAACCGAAACATCATGGCGATGGATGTCTGAAATTCCAGCAAAACCAAAAACATTCTTTGGGATTAAATATGGTATGGAACCTAAAATTCCATCAGGTTGGAATGACTCTTTCAGAGAAGATGGATCTGAACGTTATCCATCACACACTAGAAAACAGTCATCATATTTTGAAGATTACAAATGGCTTAAAGTAACTCCCTTTCGTATTCATAATAAAGCCAATGTTTCAATTTATTTGAGTTATAAACATTCTATAGGAACTAATTTTGAATCAAATGAAGAGGCACAAGCTTATGTGGATGAGTTAATTGCAAGTTCAGACAAAAAGTTTCACGTAATCATTAACAAATAAAATTATGAAAGACGCACTAGCATACATGAAAAGCCCTGAAGGCCAAAAAGCAATGGAAGATTATTTAGAAAAACTTGCAGAAAAAGATAGAATTCAAAGAGAAAGAGCTCAAAAAATCAAACAAAAATGGGGTGTTTGTGATGATGCAACATTTGATGATTTGATGTTGACAATCTTGAAGAAGCAAGAAAAGTATGATGAGCGTCATTATTCAACATATACTGACAGATCTTTACATATCATGAATTTAATGTGGGAATTGGCAAGTCTTGAAGGTTTAGAAATTGATCCAATTGATGGTTTAACAGAAAACTTTCCATCTTATATTTATGATTACTACGGGTATCAATTTGCAATCACACACGGTCAAGGATCAATGTTAAGTGTTTATCGCCAAAATGAATTAAGATATAGAAGCTAATTATGAAAATCAAAGATATATTAAACCAAAAAATTGATTTGATACCATTTTTATTTGGACCAATTCAATCTGTAATTGATCTCTTTAAAACAAGAGGTACTAATTTTACTGGCAATAATGCAGTATATGTTACAAAACAAGGCCAACCAGTTATTATTAGATCTGAAAAAATGATGGGCGAAATCGAAAGACTTTATGCTATAGATGGCGTTCCTAGAAACTTTGGTACCAGTGGCAATGCAGGTTTAAATTCAAACTTTGCATTAGATATGGTTAAACATGGACTTAGACGAGAAATCTGCGATGAGATTATGAAAAGTGATCTATTTGAATGGTCAATTGAAGAAACTGCAATGGGAACTAGAGTAGCAGCTAGAATAATTGTTAATAAGTTTGAATAATAAAGTGATAAAAGTTTTACCATATTAAAACTTTTGTGTATATTTACATATAATTAAAAACAACAAATCATGATACAAAGATTAAACTTAGTAAACCCTGAAAATTCAGATATTAAATACAAAATCTCTCGATTTCCAGATGGACAGCAATCAATCACATTAGATATGGTCGATGCAGATTTACCTAACAAAATCACGGTAAGTATTACAAGTCGATTAAATTCATTCAGGGATTTAGAAGTTATTATCTCAGCTAATCAAGCTCTAAGAGAATTCTCTTATGTTGAAAACGTTAAGCTAAATGTTCCTTATTTCTTAGGAGCTCGTTCTGATCGTAAATTTGAAGCAGGTACTAGTAACTATCTTAAAACAGTTATCTGTCCAATTATCAATGCACAAAACTTTTCAAGAGTTACAGTTTTGGATCCACATTCAGATGTTTTAGAAGCTTGTTTGAATAACTATCACAAGCACGACAATCATCGTTTAGTTAAAGATGCTCTAACAAAGATCGATAATAAAGATGGAGCACAAACTAGAATCTGTTTAGTAAGCCCAGACGCTGGCGCTTATAAAAAGATCTTTGATGTTGCTAAGAAGTTTGAAATCCAAAATGTTGTAACGGCAAATAAAGTCAGAGACATGAGAACTGGTAAAATTCTTAAAACTGAAATTCCAGACTTACCTGGATTGGTTGGAGATGATTTAAAATATGTAATCATTGATGATATTTGTGATGGTGGTAGAACATTCAATGAACTTGCAAAGGCAATTAGAGCACAAAGAGCAGATGCTAAAATTTATTTAGTAGTAACTCACGGAATATTCAGCGCTGGTTTTGCAGAATTATCACGTAACTTTGAAAGAGTTTATACAACAAATAGTTATAGAGATGTTGCAGATAATGAGTATGAAGAAAAAACAAACACAACTGCATTTAATATATTCTAATGTACACGATAGATTCATTAGCAACACTAGGATATGTTGTAGAAATTAGCTTAGATCAAACAAGTTATCCAAAATACGCGTTTGACATATACAAATATGAGCATTTTGGAAACTATGAACTAATTGAAGTTAGAGAATGGTATTTATACCGAACATGGCAAGATGCATTTGATGCAGCTGTTGAAGAATTAAAATTTTTAAAACTAATATAAAATGGCAAAAGAACAAAAACCAAAAACAGAAACAGTAGACAGAGTGGTCTTGGTACAAGATCCAATCTTAGGCTCAAGATACGAGTTACAATCAGTTGAAGTGCGTGTCGAAGAAGAAAACGAATCTGTAGAATCTGATGAGCAATAGAACTTATAGAATGTATGGCCTTGTGCCATACAACTTAAGTCCAATTCAACAAGGCATCCAATTTGGTCATGCAGTAGTTGAATACGGTTTAGAATTTGGTACTACTTTAGCATATCAAAAATGGGCAAGAGAAGATAAAACATTTATCATTTTGAATGGAGGTACAACTAATACAAGATTTAATCTTGAAGATGGATTACCATTTGGTTCATTAAACAATCATCTATTGACGCTTGTATCAAATAATACACAGGTTGCAACATTTCATGAACCAGATTTAGGTGACCAGTTAACTGCTGTAGTTTTCTTAGTTGATGATAGAGTTTTTGATAAAGTTACATGGCCAGATTTTTCAATGGACCAATATTTAAGAGTATCTGAAGCAGAACAATATTGGAATTGGAAAATGAAATTAGCAGAAACTGAACAAGAAGCAGATCAGATCGTCTTCTTAAGAGAATTTTTAAAACAATTTAGATTAGCATAAGATGAACTATCAAGAAATAGAAGGCGACTTAATTGCGCTAGCAAAACATGGAAAGTTTGATGTGATTACGCACGGTTGTAATTGCCTTTCAAACATGGGTGCTGGCATTGCACCTCAAATGGCAAAAGCTTTTGATGTTGATAAATTTCAAATGGAAGCAGAAGGTCCAAGTATTTTGAAACTTGGTAATATTGATTATGAAACCTTCGTACTCAGTGAAAATTTAGTTTGGTCCTTAGCAGGTTTTAAAAACAATCAAAACGAACCAACATTAAGCGTTGTGAATTCATACACGCAATTCAAGTATGGCAAGAATCATACTGATGGAGTTTCAAAGCCGTTGGATTATGAAGCATTAACTTTATGCATGCGTAAGATCAATCATACATTTAAAGGTAAACATATTGGCTTACCAAAGATTGGCGCTGGATTAGCAGGTGGAGATTGGAATAGAATCAAAAAGATTATTCAAACAGAGTTAAAGGACATGAAAGTGTCAGTAGTAATTTATAAACCTTAAGAAAATGAATAACGTATACAGACACATAGGACCTTTATGGTTAGGATTTTCACTTTCAGCCTTTGGTAAAATATCATTTATGACATGGCAGTTTTATGCAATTGTAATTCCATTCTTTATTTTATTACGTATAACAAAATTTAATCAAGAAGAAGAGTAATGAGTCAAACAGAATTTCACACAGGTAGATTATATCCAGTACGTTTAACTGGAACATTAGAGGAAACTTGCAGAAGAATTGCAATACGTCATAATATTGAATTAGGCGAGGATTGGCAAGAAGACTTTAGAGAAAACTTTAATGAATATGAATATAAACGTGAAAGAGTACCAGAAGAGTATTTTATTCATGGAGAGAAACTTTATAGAGTAATCGAACATGAAGAGTCAAATGATGAAGATTATTTCATGAAGCTTAGTAGGAACGAGGATGGAAGTATTTCATTTATTGGACAATTCTATAATGGAGGTACATGTTTTTCGTTGATGTTAGAAGAGGCATTAGATGAATTAAAGCCAACTTATAAAGAACAATTAAAGGGTGTAGTTGATGAAATTTGCGAGAAGCATGGCGAAAAAATGCCGATCACAGTTCCTGCCGCAGGTTCTCTAGTTTTAAAATATCATGGCATTGAAAAGGCCAGAGAATTATTCGTTGGAATTATTAAAGAAAATAACAACGATCCTTATAAGACATCAGCATACCAAGCAGCATTAGAAACCATTTTAAAATAGAGATATGGCAATAGCGAATCCTAGAATCTATGTAATTTGTGGTATATGTGGTTCAAATAAAATGTTTGAATATCATATCTCAGAAGAGGTTGACGATGACACGGAAGAAGCTTATAACGAGGTTAATATCTCTTGTAAAAACTGCGGTTCATTGACTGGTCTAAGTGAATTAATGCCAGAAGAAACAAAATAAAAGTTTTCTATATAATAAACATAACCAGCATCCAACTAACGGCGGTTGCACAAAACATATATTATGAAAGACGCGCTAGGCGACAGAATGAAAGAGTTCTACGAGGATAGAACCAGAATCAAACTCCCAAGGAGAACCTACACAATTATCCGTATCGACGGAAAGGCATTTCACACTTATACGAAAGGCTTAGAGAGACCATTTGACCAAGGACTTATTGAAGACATGAATGCAACTACTGCATATCTATGTAAAAATATCCAAGGCGTTAAATTTGGTTACGTACAATCAGATGAGATTAGTTTAGTCCTAACAGACTTTGATGAATTAGGAACCCATGCGTGGTTTGACAACAACCTACAAAAAATGGTAAGTGTTGCCGCTTCGATGGCAACCGCGGAATTCAATAAACTTAGGTTAGTAAGATACATGGAAGATAGCATGATCTTTTTAGAGCCTGAAGATATTGGAAAATTCAAAATGGCTCAATTTGATGCCAGGGCTTTTCAAATTCCATTTATCGATGAGGTTGAAAACTATTTTATCTGGAGACAACAAGACGCTGTAAGAAATTCAATCTCTTCAGTTGCTCAAAGTCTGTACAGCCCAAGAGAATTAAATGGAGTTAAGACAGATCAAATGCAAGAATTGATTTTCCAGAAAGGAATCAACTGGAATGATTACGATTTCCGTAAGAAGAGAGGAGCAGTGATTGGTAAAGTAGAAAAGGTGTTTATAAAACGGTCAAATCATTACGATCCAAATACATCTTATATTCCTTCTGGACACACTTTTACTAGAAACGTTTGGGAAGTTATTGAAACACCGACATTTACACAAGACCGAGAATTTATTAAAGGTCTATTAAAAACAAAGAAAGATGACAATTAAAGAAAGAATAGATGCAGATTATATCGCTGCATACAAAGCAAAGGATATTACGGCTAAAACAGCATTAAGTAGTATTAAGGCAGCGATCACAAATGCTTTCAAAAGCAACGGAACTTGGGCCGCTACTGATGATGAGATTATTAAAATCATTAATAAAGGAATCAAACAACGTGAAGAGTCTATTAAAATGTATGAAACTGCAGGTAGACAAGAACTTGTTGACAAGGAAAGAGATGAAATGGAAGTCTTGAAAAAATACATGCCAGCTCAAATGACATCTGATGAAATCACATTGGCTTTAAAGGAAATCCTACAAGATTTATCAGTTACTATTACAAATCCACAAGCATTACAAGGTAAATCTATCGGTGAATTTAATAAAAAATACCAAGGACGTGCAGATATTGGAACCGTTAAAGAAATCTTAGCTAAATTGGTATAAGTATAATTGTTCGTAACTTTATAAAAATAATTGCTTAAATGCTTTTATATTTAAATAATTTTACGTATATTTACATATCTAATTAAAACAAAGAAGTTATGACTGAACTAGAAACATGGCAAGAGGTTAATAAATGTGAAACTCCACAACATTTAGCTTTTATAATTAACAAATTAGCAGATCCTGAAGGAATGATTCAAGGTCGAGAAAGAAAGTTTGATGCTGTCAAAATGATAAAAGGCTTAAATTATTTTATGGCAGATGAAATACCAGCCAATGTTCTTACTAGAGAATTCGGTATCAGACAACAAGCAATTTATTTAAAAACATTTTATAAATAATTTATGGAAGCATTATACTTTTTAATACCAGTCGGCGTTGTATGCATTGTGTTTATTTACGTTGCATTTCAACACGTTAGCAGTCATGAAAAATTCGACAGTTATCAAGCAAAAAAATTAATGAAAAAACAAAAATCTAAAAACAAATAGTATGAATCCATTATTTCTTACTGACGGTTACAAAACAGGCCATCACGCACAATATCCTAAAGGAACAACTTTAGTCTATTCAAACTTTACTCCACGTAGTAATAAATATGCACCTAAAGGTTGTGACCAATTAGTATCATTTGGACAACAAATGGTAATTAAACAAATTCACGAAGCTTTTGACAAAGATTTCTTTTCAAAGCCAAAAGATGAAGTTTGTGGTGAAATGAAACGTGAATTGTCAATGTACTTAAACACTGATTATGACGTTAGTCACTTTGAAGCTTTACATGATTTAGGTTATTTGCCAATTATAGTTAAAACTCTCGAAGAAGGAACCCTAGTTCCAATGAGAACTCCTGTTTTGACAATTTACAATACGCATCCAGGTTTCTATTGGATTACAAACTACTTAGAGACAGTTATTTCTAACTTATTATGGAAACCAATGACTTCAGCAACTATTGCACATGCTTACCGTAAATTATTTACATCATGGCAAGAAAAAACTGATGCTGAAAAAGGTTGGTTCGTAGATTGGCAAGCACATGATTTCTCAATGAGAGGTCTTGATTCTATCGATGCAACTATTAGTTCAGGCCTTGGTCACTTAACAAGTTTCTCTGGTTCTGACAGTTTACCAGCAATCTTTGGTGCCCGTAAATTCTACAATGAAACTGAATTTGTAGCAGGTTCTGTGAATGCAACTGAACACTCAGTGATGTGTGCTGGATCTAAAGAAGATGAGGTTGGAACATTTAGAAACTTGATGGAAACATATCCAACAGGAATTCTTTCAATCGTATCTGATACTTGGGACTTATGGAAAGTTTGTACTGAACATATTGTTACTCTTAAAGAAGAGATTTTAGCAAGAGATGGTAAAGTAGTTATCCGACCTGATTCTGGTGATCCAGTTGATATTTTATGTGGTGTTATTTTACCTAATAAAAAAGAGTTAGTGGGTGTTGAAAAAAGACCAAATGAGAAAGGTGTTATTGAATTGCTTTGGGATGTATTTGGTGGAACTATCAATGAACAAGGTTACAAAGTTTTAGACTCGCATATTGGAGCAATCTACGGAGATTCAATTACATTAGATCGCGCTGAACAAATCTTTAAAAGATTAGAAGCAAAGGGATTTGCAAGTACAAACATTGTATTAGGAGTTGGAAGTTTCACATACCAATTCAACACAAGAGATACATTTGGTTTCGCGATGAAAGCAACCTATGTTGAAGTTGATGGAGTTGGTAGAGAAATCTTTAAAGATCCAATCACTGATGATGGTGTTAAAAAATCTGCAAAAGGTTTATTAAGAGTTGCAGGAGATGCTAATACTTACCTATTAGAAGACCAGTGTACGTGGGAACATGAAACAACTGGCAAATTACAAACCATTTATAAGAATGGTGAGTTTTATAACGAAACTACTTTAACTGAAATTCGTGAACGTTTAAAATTGGTATAATGAATAAAGTTAAAGCATTTTTTGATGCAGCTGGAGCATTTTTTCGTTGGAATTGGCAATATCCAACTACGCCGCTTGAGAATTTCCAAGATGCTAAATTTAGATATGATGCACAGACAAATCCTACGCTTTTAAAAGCATTTAATGAATTAGAAAAATCAATTATCGAGCATTTAGAAAGAGAGAAAAAAGCCAAGTCAGAAACACAACTTAGAATTGAAAAGTTGGAGAAATATATTAAAGAATCTCCATGTCAAGATCCAAAGGACGCGTATGACATTAGAGCTTGGCAAAAAGAAATAGAAGAACTTAAAGCTACACAAAATGGAAGTAATTAAACCAGAACCAAAAAACAGGGTATATTCTGATAAAAGCGTTAAAGTATTTTTAGCAGGTTCTATTGAAATGGGCAAGGCCGAAGATTGGCAAGCAGTAATTCCTGAACTATTTAAAGATCGTAATGATTTAACCTTTTTCAATCCTCGAAGAGATGATTGGGATAGTTCATGGGAACAAAAAGAATCTAATCCGCAATTCAGCGAACAAGTAAATTGGGAAATGGACAAATTAGATGAATGTGATCTTATTTTCATGTACTTTTCACCAGAAACTAAGAGTCCAATTAGTCTATTAGAACTTGGTTTACATGCTGAATCTGGTAAAATGATCGTATGCTGCCCAGATAGTTTTTGGCGTAAAGGCAATGTAGATATTGTTTGTAGTAGATATAACGTTCCAGTTTATAATACATTGGAATCTGCAATTGGAAGACTAAGAACAGAATTAAAAGATGTAAAATAAAAGCTTAAATATTTTTTTATGTCAAATGTTTTGTGTATATTTACAGAGTAATTAAAACAAACAAGTTATGACAAAGACACAAGCACTTAGATTAATTGAAGTTACTTCTCAAACTCAAGCAAACAATGGAACTCAATGTTTTCATGATCCATTGACAAACACAGATTACATGAGTTATGAGAGCGGATATGTTCGCCGTAAATACACAACAAAACACTGGAGAACTCGTAAAACCATTTTTACAATCTATCAGTTAAACAAAACTAAAAAGGTTCAACGAGAATTGGATTGGATGCCTGGTAAATTTGTTGAATGTACTGAAAGAATCTTAGAAATGGATCCAAATAAAAGATTAGATATTATTTGCAGAGCTACTGTAAACTATCGCAAAACTTTAAATATAAGATAGTATGAAAACAATCATGCACGACGCATTAGGCCAAGTAAAAGTCTTACTCGAAATTGAAAGAGCTAAAGATTATAAAGGTACAGGTAAAAGAGTAGCTTTAGTTAAATGCTTCATGAAACCTGATGAAGGTAAATGGGGTGATAGATTCGAAGGCTACGTATACAAAACATGGAGATCTGGAACTTTAAAGCCAGAATATTATTTACTTTGGGGTAATACTGATGATTTAAATCAAAGAGGTATTACGCACATCAAAACTCCATCTGGTAGAGCAGTTTCTGAAAGATCAGCTTTAAAAAGATTACACGAAGCTCATAAGGCCATGGAATTTGTAACATTCAAAACCATTCACGACTAATGATTATCACATTAATATCTGACACACATACCAAACATCGAGAAATCAGCGATGATTTACCAGGCGGTAATTTGTTAATTCACGCAGGTGATTTAATGAATTCTGGTAGAAACGCAGAAGATATTACAGACTTTTGTGATTGGCTTGATTCACTTGAACAGTATGATTATAAAGTCTTTATTGCTGGTAATCACGACAGAATGTTTGAAAATTATCCAGACAGAGCCATGGAAATAGTTAATTCTTATAAGAACATTGATTATTTACAAGATGATTGGGTTGAAGTTGGAGATGACGAGAAGATGGTAAAAATTTACGGTAGTCCTTGGCAACCTGAATTTTACAGTTGGGCCTTTAATTTACCTAAAGGTGGACCTGGTTTGATGGCAAAATGGGAAGCAATTCCTAAAGATACAGATATTTTAATTACACATGGACCACCGCAAGATCATTTAGATATGAGTGGGCCTCCATATAATGAACCACACTTAGGCTGTGCCTTATTAAGAGAAAAAGTAGATGAGCAACCTCCGAAAATACACGTATTTGGTCATATCCACGGCGGATACGGCTACAAGTTTCACAATGGAACTCATTTCTTTAATGCTTCTATTTTAAATGAGAGATATGACTATGTGAATAAGCCAGTTACGTTTGACTGGAATCCAGAAACAAATGAAGTTACATTCTTGTAAAATTGTTCGTAACTTTTAAAAATAAGTAAGCCCAGATTTTTTAGTTTGGGCTTTTTTGTGTATATTTACAGAGTAATTAAAAACAGCAATATCGATGGAAACAAATTTTAAAGTTGCAAGATACGAAAAATCCGACGAAGGCTTTAAACAAACTGGATATAATGAATATTTAATCACATATCTTAAGGGTAAGAAACCACATCAAATTAGAATAGTTGTCGATGGTATTTTAACTAAAAGAATCATTAATTTAATTGACGGTAAATCTGGCTATAAAGCACAAATTTTAGCTGCAATCAGTGAAATTAAAAATGCTAAAATTGATTTAACACAAAAACCTTCTGAAAAGAAAAAAGTAACCTTAGGATATATTGAAACATTTTATAGTAAGTTAATTGTTAGAAATGTTAAGAATTATTTAATAGGAATAAACAAAGAAGAGAGCAGAGATAAGATAACTAAATTTGAGTTAATATAATTAAAAACAATATCATGTACTTAGACGAAATACAAGAGTTTATAGATGCTCAAAATTCTACTAATTCAAACACAGACAAATTAAAAGTGCTTGAGAAATATGCAGATAATGAATCTGTTAGAAAGGCTTTAGAATACACGTACAATACATTCAAACAATATGGTGTAACTTCAGAAAACTGTAAGAAGCTTAGTCATCTTTCAAGTTATGGTTATTCTTCTTTGTTTGATCTATTAAATGATCTAAATTCTAGGCATCTAACTGGCCATAATGCAATTAGCGCAGTAAATGGCTTTGTGGCTGCAAATAAGAGACACGAGGAGCTTATCTTCAACATCATAGACAGAAACTTAAAGACAAGAGCGACTGCGTCCATGATCAACAAAGTGATTCCTGGGCTAATTCCAACATTTGATGTTGCTTTAGCTAATTCTTTTGATGAGAAAATGGCTAAGAAGGTTAACTTTAATGAAGATAATTGGTACGTAAGTCGTAAATTAGATGGCTGTCGTTGTATCTGTATAATTGATGAAAATGGCGAGCCTAAGTATTTTTCAAGAGCTGGTAATGAATTCATGACTCTTAAAAATTTAGATGCTGAGATTATTTCATTAGGCCTTAAAAATATGGTCATTGACGGTGAAATTTGCATGTTAGACGAAAATGGTAATGAGAATTTTCAAGGTATCATTAAAGAGATTAAACGCAAAGATCATACGATTGAAAATCCTTTCTTTTATATGTTTGATATTTTAACATTAGAAGAATTCGTTAACAAAGAAGGTACAACAAGCTTCTCAATTAGAAACGTACAATTAGACAATCTTTTCTTTGAAAGAGAATTTAAAAACATTGGTTATCTAGAGCAAAAGTTACTAATTGACGAAAGAATGTTAACCTATTATATTGGATTAGCCAAAGAAAATGCTTGGGAAGGACTTATGTTACGCAAAGATGCACCATATCAAGGCAAAAGAAGTAATGATGTACTTAAAGTAAAACAGTTTTACGATGCCGAATACGTAGTAATAGATGTACAAAATGGTCCATTTAGAGTTATTGTAGACGGTAAAGAAGTTGAAGAAGATGTAATGCGTAATATTGTAATTGAGCATAAAGGTTACAGAGTTGACGTTGGCTCTGGATTTAGTCTTGAACAAAGAAGGTTATATAAAGAAAACCCAGATGCAATTCTTGGCAAGCAAGTAACTATTCAATACTTCGAAGAATCACACAATCAAAATGGTGGAATTAGTTTAAGATTTCCAACCATTAAAGCAATTTACGAAACTGAAAGAAACTTTTAAATTATGAAGAAGAGAAGCACATCAACCAAAGTTTGTTCAAATTGTTTAGATGAATTTGCAACAAATGAAATGTACACAGTGGCCAGAAAAAAACACAGAGGAGTAGATCACGACGCAGATGAATATTATTCACCTTATTGCGAAGATTGTTTAGAAGACAAAGAGTCATATTTAAGAGTTATTGAAAAACCAAATGTAAAATAATTATGGAACAAGGATTAATATTAGAAGAGGCTGCATTTAAATTCTCGCAAGACGCTAATTGTTTATCAAGCGAAGATGAATATGAATTTCTAGAAATAGAAGCTGTTTCAAGTTTAGGAATAGATAGAGATAATGAATGTTTCTTTATTTTAAAGACAAAGAAATGGTCAGTAGATTCAGCTGAAGATTTAGAAAAATTATTTGATAGAATCAGAGCTGTTGTAATCAAAGAAACCAAAGATGTCAAAACCCAAAATAAGCCTAGCACCACCAAAAAGTAAAATAGAGATACAAAACTATTTAAATTGGTTAGGTGAAGATTTTGAAATTAAAATTTTAGGTAGAGATGATTCCATCGAAGGAGCTTTAGTTTTATGTGGAGGACCAGATATTGGTGCTAATAAAAATCGAGATGCGTTTGAACTTGGATTAATAAGCCAAGCTATAAAAGAAAGATTGCCAATCTTAGGCGTTTGTCGAGGTATGCAGCTCTTAAATTATTTTTTAGGTGGAGAAGTCAAAGACATAGATAATTTAATAGTTGAAGATCACCAAGCTGATGATTTTAAAGATGACGATGACCATCATGAGAAAAAATCACATTATCATTGGATCAAAAGCACAGAAACGGGTGATATTTTCATGGTTAATTCAAGACATCATCAATACTGTTCATATCTAAGCGATGAATTAAAAGTTATTTATGTTTCGTTAGATGGTTTAACAGAAGCTTTTATAGGCAAAGAAGACATTTATCTAGGTGTGCAATGGCATCCTGAAAGAAAAGAAGGACCATTAAAAAGTTATCCAGAAATAATGCCAATCAAATGGCTTAAAAAAAGTTTGAAACAAAAATAATTGCAGATATATAAGTTATAATAAAATCAAAATTATGAAAATATTATTATTGATAATTGCATCACTGGTTGGTATTTATTTTTATGCTAGATCTAGAAAACCATTAAATAATTCTAATTCTTCTACAGCCGGAACTGGTAGTGGAGAATCACGTGATAATAGTATACCAAACGAAATTGATCGTGACGAAGAATTACGTAACGACGAAATATATTAATCACATACATTAGGATGCTTCCAGCAATTAACAACTTTATGGAAAGCAAAACATAGCATCCTGTTTTTTTAAAAGACTAAGAGTATGGACGGAGCAGCAGAGATTCTAGATAGCAGAAGTCTCAGGTCCTAACTCTCTTGGGGCTGTAGCTCAGTTGGCTAGAGCATCTGCCTTGCACGCAGAGGGTCGCAGGTTCGATTCCTGTCAGCTCCACTAAAGGTTTCATTTAACGATGAAACCTTTTTTATTTTACTAGTATAATTATTAATTAAAAAATTAAAAAACATGCAAAATTTAAATCAGATCGAAGAGATTCTTAACTCAATCAAAGAAGACGCAACTAAATTTTTCGAAAAAGGAAACAAAGCAGCTGGAACCAGAGTTCGTAAAGCAATGCAAGACATTAAAGCTTTAGCTCAAGCAGTAAGAGTTGATGTTTCTGAGAAAAACAAAGAGGCTTAATTTTTGAAACAAAGCCAATTTTAAAGGTATAATCTTTACAATTAAATTTAAAACTAAAACAAAAATCAAAATGAAAAAAGTATTTTTCGCAATCGCAGCTATCGTAGCAACAATCTCAATCGCTTCTTGTGGTAATGGAGCAACTTCAAAAACTGAAACGGCTGATTCTACAGCAGTTCAAGTTGATTCTACACAAGTAGACACAGTTACAGTAGACACAGCGACTGTAAAATAAAAACATTAAAGGTTTCTTACAGCAATTAATTCTATAAGAAACCGGTGTCGAAAGACGTGTAGGTTCGAGTCCTACCTCTCCAACGAAATTTAAATCAAATTGGAGTGTGGCGAAATTGGTAGACGCGCTGGTCAAAACAATAGAAACCTGAAAATTATTGGAATACCTACAGCAAATTTACAAACTTTGACTTTTACTCAAACCAATG